TTGCTGAATATGTGGCTACCTCGACACTTGTACCTTGATAAACAACATCTCCTAATTGTGGGAAATTCGACACTACCACATTGGCCACAACAATATCTTCCACTTTCAATGATACTCTTGGTGTTGATATGTAGTCTTCACCTGGATCTAATACATTGATGGTGCTTATTGAACCTGCTTGGTCTGTGGTCAAAGCAAATGTGGCACCAGTTCCTAAAATTCCTGGTACAAATAGACTGGCGTTAGATGCCAATATATTTGCCGAATTGACAGTTACCACAGGCACAGATGTTGAATTATATCCCATACCACCCAAAGGATAAAATCCATCTGATGTATAAGTTAATGCTGTGATAGCACCATTAGTTGTTACATTGGCAACTTTAGCTTGAGCTCCGTAACCAGAACCGCCTGTAAAAACAATCGTGTCATTGATTTGATAACCTTCACCACCAGTTGTAATTTGTATTGGTGATAAGATGCCAAGAGAGGCAATCTCACCGTATTCGTCATTGTCATCCAAATATCTCGAATCGGCCATGACTAATGGAGTTCTTGTAATACCACCGCCACCATTAACCAACAATACGGAAGATAATGGATATGTTGTGAGATTTAAAAACGAAAAGGCATCAGCCAAAACTGTGTTTGCATTAGCACTAGCAATATTGGCAAAATGATAATTACCTGGTGATCCAAAAGTACTATTCCAATTTCCATTACCAAGTGTGTAGTTTTGTTTTAAAGCAATAGAATCTAAAGGCACATAAGCAATATTGGCCACACCATTGGCTGTTGGATTTAAAGAACCAACAACTGCGGAAGCGCCAGCAGCATATGTAAATTTAATAACTGTATTTGGACTATCTGAATAACCATAACCTTGATTAACCACATCTAATGTAAGAATGGAACCAGCAGTTGTTGTACCTACTGTAGCAATAGCACCATGGCCATTGGCTGTCTCAAGTCCACCATAAATGATAACTGGATCACCAGTTTGATATAATAAACCACGATTGTATTGGTCTATTCTAACTGAACTGATTTGACCAACAATCTTTGCTCTAAGAATTTTACCACCAATCAATATGTTTTGATTGGCATTATCTACAACACGAACATATTCACCAGACTGAAAAAGTCTTTCAATGTTTGATATGAATACTTCTGTTTTGTTACCAGCTTTGACTGAGTTTTCAACTGTAGCAATTGACTTTGTTGTCTCACCAAACAAACGATAGTTATTGATATTTAAAAAACGAGAATCTATTGTATTGAGTTTTAAACTCTTTGGTATGTACCAGTTACCATCAGAAGCTTTGAACACAGAATCTTTGGTATAATAAACATCGAAGTCTGAATTATATAATATTCTAAACAAAAATTTATAAGAAGCAGGAGTACCTTTAGAACGGTATAATTGACGAGCAACCTTAACTGCCTTCTCTTTACTAATCAAAGCATCGTTTGGAAAGTAAGGTAAGAATTCATTTGTAAAGTATTGTAAGAATTCTGTTGTAGTTGCATCAATATCTTTATAATTTAAAAGATTTTTGGACCTATCAGTTACATTACCATCTTGTTCCAACCATTCATAATATGCCTGTAGAAAGGCCACAAAATTGGCATAAGAAGGATCGTCCCGAATAAATTCAGGAAGTTGTGATGGTATTAATAGTGAGGTCTTGTGGCCGCTAGTTATCATGTTGTCTTAGCAGTTACGTTAATTGTGATAGCATTTGAATCGTATGGATCTACCGTAATGATTCTATTGTATGTAGATGACACGATTGTTGTTGTCGGAGTAACTGAAAGAGTTAGTTGGCCAAGGTCATTATTAACTTGATATGGATTAAAAGCCGTTAAAGTAATAATCCCTTTTGTATAGTCAACTGTTCCAATATTGTTGTCCAATATAACTTTACCATTAGTGCCATCGATATAATACAAACCTAATGTGCCATAACGACCTTTAAGTTGAACTGTGGCAGCACCAAGTTTACCTTGTGTATCATTTGCATTACTTGTGATAGTTGCATAAGCAGTCGTGTAATTGTTTCCTGAATTTGTTACATTAATAGCCGTGAGTGCTCCAGCACCATTAATGACTGCTTCTGCCATTGCACCTGTACCATCACCAATAATTGTTACTATCGGTGCATATTGATATCCATAACCTGGATTTATAATAGAAATTGAATCAACACCCTCAGTTGCCTGTGGAAATTCTTCTAAGTAAACACCATCAATAATAGCGGTTGATGTTGTATACTGCATTGATGGTAAACTGTTGATACCACTTAGGAAGGCACCTTTTTTAATTGGCACATTGAAATAGAATGTATATGTTGTTGGTGTTTGTAAAGTTGGATAGAATTTCTTCTGTAAATTGATAGATAGTTCATTTGTTATAATGGAATTATCTGCTGTTTGAATGGCAAGAATCAAATCAGAAGCTGAGAATGTTGAATTGAATGTGTTAAGGGTTTTGGCCGTAAAGTTGTTAATTGCCGTCTTAACAACACTAGAAATACCATTAGATGTTAGTGTAGTTTTCTTTGGATCATACATCACATTTGTTGTAATGTTAACATAAGTATAATCTGGATCTACAATAGTTGGTTCCACAGTCAATACAGAGATTGGTTTAATAACATCTTGTATCAATCTCTGTTTCTGTGTATTCGTTAATGTGTATCCACCAGTTGGTTTGAGAGCAATAAAAACCTGCCCATAAACTGGTGTACTATTGCTTTCACCGCCCCATACATTCACAGCATCAAATGATATGCCTAATTGATTACCTTGGATGATGGCAATATAGTCTTCTTTAGAAACAGCACGACCTTGAGTTGCATAGGCTTTTGGTGCTTGATATTTAATAGAAGCAATAGATTCTTTGGAACCACCTTGTGTAGCTGCCAATAAAGGAGTAATACTGGATGTTGTAAATCCACCTAAATTACTCATCAAAACATATGTATTGGCACCTGCAGATGCCGTGCCTTGTGTTGAAACATAACTGGTAATAACAACATTATTATCTTTTAATTTTTTACCTAAGATACCATCACCAAAAGAAATTTCGTAATTGCCATTGAGTGCTTCATTTACAAAATACACTTGAGATATTGAATCAAGATTTAAATATTCTCTTGATGAATTATAAATCTCGAAAGATGTATTTGTTGATGACTCTTGAACAATGACTTTAAGTGTTGAAGTGTCGATGTTTGCATCAGGTAATTGAAATGTATATTTTGGATTTGTGGTACTGTTGACTGTAAATGAAAATGTGGTTGGAATACCTTGTTTCAATTCAATATTATCAAACGTGGCAGTACCAGCAACAACTGGAACTGTAGTTGAATCTATAGTCACAAAATTATAATTAACGCCGTTGATAGCACCAGATTGAAAGTTTGTGAATTTTGGTAATGTAAATGTGGGATTAGAAATACCATTTGCTACAAATTTAATAAAAGAAGTTGGTGCAATGGCTGATTTTGGTGTATAGTCTAGTGCCTTAGCTTGAGAAACAACAGAACTTCTTTGGATTGCTGAATCCAAAAACATTTCATTGGCTACCATATTTAAATAATAGGCATTGTATTGTGTGTTGTATGCTAAAACATCCAAAAGAACAGATAAAGCAGAACCATCAAAATTATAGTCTTTAAAAGTGTCTTGTGTTTGTAAATAATTAATAAAGTTAGTTTTGATACTATTAAAGTCCAAATCTGTTACTTTAATATTTGTATTTGAGGATGACATTATCTTGACCTTTGGAGAAACAGATTGACCGCTGTTGGTGATGTATTATTTCCTACATAGAATGAAATTGTTGCCAGAAATGAATTTTGGTCAGCATTTGGTGATACCTTGATGTCATTTACTTTGGCTCTTGGTTCATAATTTCTAATAACATTTGTAATTTCATCAGACAACATACTAGCAGTCAAATTATTTACAGGTTCAAATAACAAAGTATTCAAATTTGAACCTAAATTGGGTTGAAATGGTCTTTCATAAAAATTAGTCAAAAGTAGACTTCTAACTGAACGAACAACTGCCTGTTCATCATAACTCATAGCAACATCATTCGTTACGGGTAAACGATTGAATGTTAAGTCTAAGTCTGAATAAAGATTTTTTAATTGTGCCATTTTCTATTTATAGAGCCTAGGAGTAAATGCGTTTTTTGGAATTTCGATAACCGTCCGGACTTTTTCGGGGGCCGGCAAGGATTTTGAAAATTCCTATTCAACTGGAGGATATGGAGGACTTGTGGGACCGCCGCCACCAGGAGCATAGTGTTTGTGTGTATCGAATATAAGTCTATCAGCCTCAATAGAACGAACCAAATCGGTAATAAGAA